GTATTGGTCCTATTGGTCCAGCTAATGTTCAAGGAGCTCAAGGTGCTAGAGGTCCACAAGGTCCTGCTGGTGCTATAGGTGCTATTGGTCCTAAAGGTAGAACAGGTGCTAAAGGTCCTATAGGTGTACAAGGTGCTATTGGTCCTCAAGGTCCAAATGGTCCACAAGGTCCACTAGGTCCTCAAGGTCCTGAAGGTTTAATTGGTAATATTGGCCCATCAGGTGCTACAGGTGCCATTGGTCCTATTGGTGCTATTGGTCCTATTGGTCCTATTGGTCCTTCACCTCAAGGTCCTGAAGGTCCTATTGGTTTAATTGGCCCTAAAGGTAACCCAGGTCAATCACAAGCTACTTATCCAGGTGTTTCAACATCCCCTACAATATATGGATTAAAAGACCAAGCAGGTTATTCTACCGCTTTAGATTTTACAAATGGTTTAATTACAAGTGCAGAACAAGCATATAAAAATTATTACTACGGCGATTTTGATGGTACTAATGATAATGTTACAGCTACTATGAATGGCTCTTACGATAATCTAACTAATTTTGATTGGAGTATTAGAGTATATGTTAGAATGGACCAAACATCAGCAGCAAATCGTACTGTATGGGATTTTAATAATACTACTTCTGGTACTAATAATCGTACATTCTTACAATACAACCAAAGTTCTAATAGACTTATAATGAGAATAAGAACTAACGCTACAAACTTTGATGCTCAGTGGGCTTTACATGATAATAACTCAGCTACAGGTACTGGTACTTCTTCTTCAAATAAATGGTTAAGTACAAATAGGGGTAATGTTAATAGTGATAATATGTGTATGCTTACAATTACCTATGATGCATCCCAAACTATAGCTTCAAATGCATTTAAATGTTATTGGAATGCTTCACAATTAACTTCTGTAGCAGTCTCTAATAATAATACTAGAACTAATAATACTATGGGAAGGTTAGCTATAGGTGCTCAAAGACATGCTTTAACAACTGTCCCTTGGAATGGTTTAATAGATGAATGGGCTTTTTATAACAAAACACTATCATCAGCAGAAGTTAGTAATCTATATGATTCCACAAGAGCAGAAGCAGCACAAATTATAAGTACTACTAATTTAATTACAAATGTTAGTTTTGATGATGGAGGTAGTATTACTCAATACAATAATAACCTCTCCAGTGTTTCTATAAGCGGAATGAGTTTTGGAGCGTATGGATTTTAATTTTTGAATTATGGCAAGTAAATATTATATATTAAATTCGGATCAATATAATCTTCATCTTGGAAATTTAGAATACGATCCTGTATGGAATATAGCTGGAACCGAATGTATTATTGAAGTTAGCCCTTCATATAATGTCCCCGAAGTTTTACATGGTTTCGGAGACTCCAATTCAGTTCAAAATTATATAAATGATCCAATACGTATAGATGAATGGTATCAACCAGATATAAGTGAATTACCTTAAATAAATTAATAAAAAGTTATGAAATTAGTTATATACGCGGGATATTATTCCCCACCTTACTCACCTGAAACTATAGATGAAATTGGTTTAGGGGGTACAGAACAATGTATAATAAATTTAGCCAAAACACTCAAACAATCCCACCCTCGGTGGGATGTTTGGGTTGTTGGTGGTGTTGTCTATGGAGATTACGATGGAGTAATGTATAGACCTACACAAGATTTTAAAAATGAAGTAGATTCTGTAGATACCATTATTGGGGTTTCATACATTCACTACATTGAAGAATTTAAAGACATCGAGTATACCGATTCAATATTTTGGGTACATAATACCGATTATTTCACGTGGTGGAACGGCGAAGAACTACCCAACCATCGTGAACTTTTACTAGATTCTAAACTAAATTCTATAGTATGTTTAACAGAATGGCATAAAAATAAATTCATAGAACAATTCCCAGAAATTAAGGATAAAATTAAGGTTATAGGTAATGGAGTTGATATTTCCAAATTTCAAGTAGGAGAAAAAAACCCAAACCAATACATTTATACCTCACACGCTGAACGAGGATTATTTCAACTCCTACAAGAATGGGGTGATATTAAATCTAATAACCCCGATGCTACACTAAAAGTATCTACCCCAGAATATGGGTTAGAATATTACAACATTTATTTTAAGGATTTAGTAGATAATTTGGATGGTATAGAATTCCTTGGTACATTACCCCAACATGAGCTATATGAATTAATGGCAGAGAGTACCTATTGGTATTATCCCTCATCATACGAGGAGACTTTCTGTATTACTGCTTTAGAGATGTTAGGACATAAAGTTCAACCTATTACATGGGAATGGGGAGGATTAAAAGAAACATTAAATGGTTTTGATACCTTAAATACTACTGAAGTTATAGATTGGGATCAAGTACCTAATTATTTAGATGAATGTACATGGGACTCCAGAGTAAATAAACATTGGAATTCTTTAATAACAAAAACACATATGAATTTAGAGTTATTTTACGTTTTAGCACTACAAGAAACCCCAGAGATAGTAGAAAAATGTAATAATATTACTTTACCCTCACCTACAGAATATTTTATCAAACCCGGATTTGATGCTCGTAAAATGTCTCAAGAAGATTGGGATAAATTTGGTGTAGCTAAACATTCTAGATGGAATATTGAGGGTAGTAATAAATGGTGGAAACGTGATGTAATGGAAGGTGAATTAGGCTGTGGTTTATCTCACGTAGATACTTGGGTAGATTCATATCGCAGGGGTTTAGAAACTACTTTAATTTTAGAAGAAGACTTTTACGAGGACACCCCAGTAGACTGGGCTCAAGTTGAGGAATTATTAAATAGAGGGTACGACTTAATTTATTTAGGGCGTAATGCTTTAGAGGCTTCATTAGAAAAACCTATAGAAGGTTTAGATGGGTGGGTAGAACCTGATTATACTTATAATTCTCATGCTTATATTTTATCTAAAAGAGGTGTTCAAATTTTAGTAGAGGAATATATGGAACAATATAAAAGTGAAATGTTTGCTTTTGATGAATTCCTTTCTATTACATTTGGTATGACACATCGCCAAGATATCCTAGCTGAATACTCAGGAAAAACACGTTTAAAAGCAGCAGCTCCTATAATAAACCATTATATTCAAAAAGATAGCCCTGGTTTAACATTTTATATAGCAGACCAATTACCTACATTTAATATCCAAGGTATAACCCCATCTATTAAAAAAGTATCTAACTGGGAGGAATGGTGCAAAGAATACATCAACCCAGCATTATTAAAAGGCCAATATCGTTTGATGGTAGATGAAATTGCTTCTAACGTAATAGAATTCCCATTATTTACAGAAAAATTCTGTAATGAAATTATTGACTTAGCTGAACAAAACGAGTGGGTTACAGATAGGCATGAATTTTACCCTACAACTGACCAAACTATGGAAAGTTTAGGTATGCAAGACATTTATCAAAGAGTATTAGAGGAATTTGTTTATCCTATCTGGACTTGGTTTTGGGAATTACAAGGTGAAGGTTGGGATAATTTAACCAGTGAAAATTTTATAGCTAAATACGATACAGAAAACCAAGGCAGCTTAGACTTGCATCATGATAGTTCTGTTATTACATTGAATGTTAGATTAAATAATGAATTTAAAGGTGGAGGTACATTCCTCCCAAAATATAAAACTACAGTACAACCACGTAAAAAAGGATATGCTATGGCTCACCCCGGAAACATTACTCATTTACACGGAGGTAGACCAGTAGAAACAGGAACACGTTATATATTAGTATCATTTACAAATAAAAAATAAAAAAATATGGAGACACTTTATTCTTTTCCATTAGATTTTGACAAATATGTCAATCAAAGTAATTATTATTGGTTTGAGGAAGGTTTTACCCCAGAAGAATTAAAAACTCTCGAACAACAAGTACAAGAAATTCCCTCACAAGCTGGGGTAACTGAATCTGGAAACCAAGCAGAAGGTGAGGGTTTAGAATCACGTAATTCTATGATTAAATGGGTTCCGTTTAGTGATGAAACTAAATGGATTTATGATAAAATTGGTATGTTAGCTAAAATTGCTAATGATGAAATGTTCCATTTTGATATCCACAATATGCCAGAAAATATTCAGTATACGGAGTATTATGGTACTAATAAAGGGCATTACGATTGGCATATGGATATTGGAACTGAAGGTTTTATGAAATTCCGTAAAATTTCTGTTACAGTCCAATTATCTGATTCAGATGAATATGAAGGTGGTGATTTACAAATTTGGCCAGGTGGTCAGTCTCCATATACTGCACCACGTGGTAAAGGTAATGTAGTAATATTCCCATCTTATCTAATGCATAGAGTAACCCCAGTTACTTCAGGTACTAGAAAATCATTTGTACTTTGGCTAGGAGGAGGTCATTTTAAGTAATGAAAGTAGCAGTTTGTGTTAGTGGTCAACCCCGTAATTACGAACAGGGTTATCATGAATTAAAAAAGTGGTTTTTAGACAAGTATGATTGTGATGTTTATCTCCATACTTGGAAAGATGTAAATTCTCCTATGACTGGGGGACATAAATTTGCTCCTACTTTGGTTGAATATAAATTCACAGAAAATGACTATGATAAAATATTAGAGTTATATCAACCTAAAGATAGTTTTCTACAACACCCTATCCCTTTTGATGCAACAAATATAGAAGGACACTTAGGCTACAGACTCCATAATATGTTAAGTGGATATTATTCAGTTTATGCTTGTAATAAATTACTCCAAGACTCAGGTAAACACTATGATATAGTTATTAGAACTAGATTTGATTTAGCTTTTACAGACTATATTTCTCCCGAATGTCTTATTTTAAAGGACATTACACAATTAGATTTAAGTGGTATAAATTTATTTGAATATCCTATACTTAATGGTTATCCTACTAGAATATCTGAAGTAGATGATTTGTTTGCTATTAGTTCTATGGAAATTATGGATGTGTATTCTAATTGTTTTTCCCATATGTTGGAATACATTTACATAGATGAAGGATACCCTGAATGGTTTAAACCTTTAATTTCAGACCATCCTGATAAATTATGTCCTGAAAGTTTATTAAAGTATCATTTAGTAAAAAACGAAATACCTATTAATTTTATAAATAGTTTAACAGAACATTTTACAGCTCATATTTTACGATGAAAATAGCATTATTAATTAGTGGTCAACCACGTAGATATAGAGAAGGTTATCAAGAACTTAAAAAATGGTTTTTAGATAAGTATGATATTGATGTATACCTTCATGCTTGGAAAGATACTGAATTTAAAAAATATGACTTTTTTAATGAAGGTAAGGTTCAAAAAACATATGAAGTAGGAAATGATTTGTATCAAAATTTACTTGATTGGTATCAACCTAAAGGATACTTATTTGAACCTTCTATCCAATTTGATGCTTCAGATATAAAAGGCCCTAATAACCAACGTTTAAATTCCCAAATGGGAATGTGGATGTCAACACAACGCGTTTGGGACCTATGTGAATCTTCAGGTATTGAATATGATTTAGTATTTAAAACACGTTATGATTTATTATTTACTCATAACGTAGCTAATAATTGTGATTTACTTACAGATATAACTAAACTAAGTACAGAACACGTTAGTTTTTGGGAATACGCTCCACATTGGAATATGGATTGGCAAATGAATGACCAATTAGCAATCGGTCCTCCTCATTTAATAAAAGATTATTGTAGCGTGTTTTCTGAAATGCTTTATAATATATTTCATAACCCAGAATACCGAGATAATAATAATGATGTATTTATTAATGAAACTTTAATTTTACAACATATAAACAATAAAAAAATTCCACTTAAACCTATGTACCATGGATTTGAAGGATCTAGAGGTATTGATTGTGGGTGTCACATAATGCGATAATATGAAAGAACCAAAAGTTTATGCTCATGGTGCCTATGTAGGTACAACAGGTTATGCTAATCATACTAGAGATTTTTTTAGACATTTGTCTAAACATATCCCTTTAAAAGTTAGAAACTATACAATAGGAAAAGGATGGGAATGGCCCAAAGATGAACCCCACAATAAAGAACCCTATTTTACATCTTTAGACAAAGAATTACTTATAGAACAAACTCTCCAAACCGGAGATAATCAAAGAGAAGATTTTCCAATTTATACTAAGCATGGGGATAAATTTGATCATAATCTTAATTTAGTTTTAATGGAAACTAACCATTATTACTTTTATGACCATTATAAAGGCCCTAAAATTGGGTATAATGTTTGGGAAACTACTTTACAACCTGAAGCTTTTTTTAATAGATGGAAAACTTATGACCAAGTATGGGTTCCCTCTAAATGGCAAGCTGAATGTACTATCGCTCAAGGTATGCCTATTGATAAAGTGAAAGTAGTACCCGAAGGGGTAGACATAAACACATTCTACCCAGAAGACCCACAATCCACCTTAGATTATGTTGATGGAAGATTTAAATTTATTCTCTTTGGTAGATGGGAATATAGAAAAGCAACTAAAGAAATTATTGAAACCTTCTTAAAAACTTTTACCAAAGATGATCCTGTAGATTTAATCTTATCTGCCGATAATCAGTTTGCTACTGATGGTTTAAAATCCACTGAGGAGCGTCTAGAACATTTTGGTTTTACGGATGAACGTATTAAAGTAAAACATTTCCCATCACGTGAGGATTATATTACATACTTAAAAAATGGTCATGTATTTTTATCTTGTGCTCGTAGTGAAGGATGGAATTTACCTTTAATTGAAGCTATGGCTTGTGGTACACCTTCTATTTATTCTAATTGTTCAGGCCAAACAGAATTTGCTTCTGGTAAAGGTCTCCCAGTAAAAATCGTAGGAGAAAAACCTAACCCAGATAATGTAGGTAATTACTACGAACCTGATTTTGAAGATTTAGCTCGTGTAATGCGCGATGCTTTTGAAAACTATACAGACCATAAAAAACGTGCTGTAGAAGAAGCTAAAATTATTCATAGAGATTTTAATTGGGATAGAGTAGCTGAAATAGGTAGAAATACTATTCAAGAATTTTTAGATAACTACAAAGAATCTCAAGATAGTAATATTATTAATGTTAATTATATAGGTAAACCTAAAGTAGAAATATTAGGCGATGTTTCTAAAGAATACGAGGTTGAATTTATAAATCGAGATACTAATAAAGTTATCCACAAAGATGTTATACGTAATAATATGTGGACTGAGTGTAGTATACAATATTATGTTCCATGGTTAATTAAAGTAAATGGTAAAGAAGTTTCTCGTTTAGAAATAGAAAACCAAAGAGTATTAATTTCTTTAGATTCTAATTCCATTGGTGATACTATTGGGTGGACTCCATATGCTGTTGAATTTGCTAAAAAATATAATTGTAAAGTAGTTTTATCAACTTTCCATAATAATTGGTTCCAAGGTATAGATGCTTATAAAGATATCGAATGGTTAGAACCAGGAAATAGTACGGGTTGTGTAGCACATTATAAAATTGGTTGGTTTAGAGATGAAAATGGTGGATGGAAAAGTTTTAACCACCACCCTCGTCAATGTAATACCATCAGAATGCAAGAAACTGCTACTGATATACTAAATTTACCATTTAAAGAACTTAATTATGGTTTAACTTTCCCTAAAGGAAATCGCCCAATAAAAGATAAATATGTTGTAATTGGTCCTAATGCTACATCAGGTTGTAAGGAATGGGTATATAGTAATTGGGTTGTATTAACTAAATTATTAAATCAACTAGGTTATAAAGTAATTTGTTTAACAAAATCCGAATTTAAGATTCAGGGTGCTATTAATCATTATGGTAAATCTTTAGAATTTGTAGCAAATTATTTACATCATGCTGATGCCTTTATAGGTTTAGGATCTGGATTATCTTGGATAAATTGGGCATTAGGTAAGCATACTATTATGATTAATGGTTTTAGTGAAAAAAATCATGAATTTACTTCACGTGTTACTCGTATAATGAATGATGGTGCTTGTTTCCCTTGTTGGACTAATCCTAATTTTACATTTGATGCTGGAGATTGGGATTGGTGTCCTATTTGGAAGGGTACTGATAAACAACACATCTGTCAAAAATCAATAACATCTACTCAAGTATTTAAAGTAGTAAAAAATAGATTAACTAGTAAAAAATAACCCCAAATGAACAGAATAGATATTATTAATCAAATTCAAGAAAAATATAATTTTTCTAACTATTTAGAGATAGGGGTTAGACATACTCAAGATTGTTTTGACCATATTAAATGTCGTACTAAACATTCAGTAGACCCAGGATTTGAAAACCCTAACAACCCAGCAACTTACCCATTTACATCAGATGATTTTTTTAATAAATTAAATAATAACCAATTAGATCTTTCTTTAGATTATAAATGGGATATTATTTTTATTGATGGTTTACACTTATCGTATCAAGTAGAAAAAGATATTTTAAATTCTTTAGAACATTTAAATCCTAATGGGATAATTGTTTTACACGATTGTAACCCATTTTTATATGAAGATAATTACACCCGTTTAGTAGAGGATTACTGGAATCAAGCTTGGAATGGAACCGTATGGAAAGCTATTTATAAACTAAGAACATCCAAATCAGATTTAAGTATATGTACTGTTAATGTAGATGAAGGAGTAACACTAATTAAAAGAGGTTCTCAAAAATTAATCCCATTTGAGAATCCTTACTTTGAATATAGAATTTTCCAAAAAGAAGTAAATACAGCTCTAAATACAATCGATCCTAACCAAATTGATAATTGGCTTAACTCAGAATCTAATATTTAATGAAAAAGTTAGCATTAATAAATACTTACTGTAATAATTGGGAACGTTTAAATTTATTATATAATAATATTATTAAACTTAAAGAGTTAGGAATAGATTCTTTAATATACAGTCCCCTCCCCCTACCTAAAGAAATTACTGAGTTAGCTGATTTTACTATTATTAGTAAAGAAAACCCACTTTTAAAATGGCCAGAAAGAGCTATGACCTCTTGGCAAACATTCAACCCACACCCTGAAAAATTAGTAGTAGCGGTGCCTGATTATGGGTGGGCTTCTTTATATCAATACAAAAAATTATTTGAATACGCCATTACACTAGACTATGATCATTTTTATCCTATGATATATGATATAGTAATAGATGAAACTTTAATTAATGTTTTAAATAACCCACACCCTAAATTATTTTTTAACATAGATAAATCTAGTATTGGTTTAGCAAATAATTTCTTATCTCTAAGTAAAGAAAATGCTAAAAAGTTACCATCATTAATGGTAAAAGAAAAGTATTTTGAATGTAGTATAGCAGAAGAATTAATGCTTTATCTTTGTGATTCTATCGAAGGTGAAATTTCCCCATATTTAATTAAAGATGAAATTTCAGAAATACACCCATTACAAAAAAGAAATTTTGTTCCAAACCATTTTGATTTTAATCTATTTATAGATACTACAAAAAAGTTTAAGTTTTTCTTTTATAATTTACAATTAGATAGTATTTCAATTACCTTAAAAATTAATGGTGAAAGTTTTAACACTATAATAACCCCATATAATAATATTTTTGAATATTTAAAAGGTTTTAATGGTGACGATAACGTACAAATAACATATAATAACCAAACTATAGATTTAACCCCATATTATTCCTCTAAACTAGATATTAGTTATTGGATTGACTAAAGATTATTTTACTATTAATTAATTACATAATATTTATAACATGAATAAAATTTATTTAACAGAAGAAGAAAAGAAAGAAATTACAGATATTCAAACCCAAGAGAACGATTATATGGTTCAATTAGGACAAATTGAGTATCAAATCCAATCTTTAAAATCTCAAAAAATCACTATAAGTGAAGAGCTTAAAAGTTTTGAACAACGTAAAACCAAATTTGCTCAACAATTACAAAACAATTATGGTGAAGGTTCTATCAATATAGAAACCGGAGAATTTACAAAAACCAATTAAATTTTGAGTTCTCTTCTAATATTTATAACAAAACATTAACCTCCTAGGCAATGGCAGAAACATTAGTATCACCTGGCGTATTAGCAAGAGAAAACGACCAGTCATTTATCACACAGCAGCCTGTACAAGTAGGGGCTGCTATCGTTGGTCCTACAGTAAAAGGTCCTGTAGAAATTCCTACAATAGTAACTTCATATTCGGATTACCAAAATAGATTTGGTACTACATTTGAAAGTGGTAGTGATGAATATTCATTCATGACTAACATAGCAGCATATAATTACTTTCAAAATGGAGGTAATACTATGTTAGTAACACGTGTAGTATCTGGATCTTCAAATTGGAGTTTTGCTCAAGCTGAGGTAATGACAGCAGACGGAACTGGAGGTCCTAGCCCTCTAGATACTACTACTGATAATTTATTATCCGCAACTATCAATGCTTTTAATATTACAGGTAGTACTTTAACAGAAGTAACAGGTATCAATCCAACAACTGGTGGTAGTGGTACAGGTGCTGAAGTTAAATTAACATTAGCTACCTCACAAAGTTTTGGTACTATTACAGTAACAGACGCCGGTTCAGGTTATGCTATAGGTGATGTATTAACAATACCATCAGCATCAGCAGGTGCTACAAAAGCAGGTGGTACTGATATAACCTTTACTTTAGTTGCTGGTAATCTTAATTCCGATGTTGTATCTTTTACTCTTGAAACAATTGACAAAGGTATTATCTTTAACAACTCAGGATCTACAAACTTAATCCCAGGAGGGTCAGGTTCACTTTATTCAGGCTCTTCAGAAAATGTTAGATGGGAAATTGCTAATTCTTCTACTGCAGATGGTAATTTTAACCTATTAATAAGACAAGGTAATGATAATGATAATAATAAAATTGTTTTAGAATCATTTACTAATTTATCATTAGACCCAAAAGCAGATAATTATATTGCTAAAGTAATTGGTGATCAACATTACAATTATAATGTTACAGAAAATTATATTGAAATAACGGGTTCTTATGCTAACGCTTCTAGATATGTTAGAGTAAAATCAGTAACATCAAAAACACCAAATTATTTTGATAATGCTGGTAATGCCAAAAACGAATTTACAGGTTCATTACCCTCAGTAGGCTCCGGTTCTTATGCTGGTACATTTACAGGGGGTGCAGGTGATGTAATCCCAGCAGGAAGAACAATGAATTTATACGGTGATATTAACGCTACTGATACTCAAGGTTTAGTTGGTACTGATTACGATAATATGTTGAACTTATTATCAAATCAAGATGATTACCAATTCAATTTACTAGTAACCCCAGGTTTGATTGATACAACTCAAACTTCTCAAATGACTACTGCTCTAAACAATACTCAAATGAGAGGTGATAGTATTTACATTATGGATTTAGTTCCTTATGCTTCTACTATTACATCAGCAACAACTCAAGCTAATGCTAGAAACTCATCATACGGTGCTGCTTATTGGCCTTGGTTACAAACCATCGACCCAGATCTAGGTGATCAAGTATGGGTACCAGCTTCGGCAATGATTCCGGGAGTATACGCGTTTAACGACAATGCCTCTGAGCCATGGTTCGCTCCGGCGGGTATCAATAGAGGTGGTTTAACTACAGTAATTCGCCCAGAAAGAAAATTATCTCAAGCAAACAGAGACAGTTTGTACAGCAATAAAGTAAACCCAATTGCTTCATTCCCAGGTGTAGGAACAGTAGTATACGGACAAAAAACCTTACAACGTCAAGCTAGTGCTTTAGACAGAGTAAATGTTAGAAGATTATTAATTGCTCTCAAATCTTACATTGGTCAAGTAGCCCAAACGTTAGTATTTGAACAAAACACAGCAGCAACTAGAAATAATTTCCTAGCAATTGTAAACCCTTACTTAGAAACAGTGGTTCAAAGACAAGGTTTATATGCGTTTAAAGTGGTAATGGATGATTCTAATAACACTCCAGATGTAGTTGATAGAAACCAAATGGTCGGTGCTATTTATTTACAACCAACTAAAACGGCTGAATTTATTATTTTAGATTTCAATGTATTACCAACAGGAGCTACATTCCCTAGTTAATAGGTTTAAAGTCTAAATATTTATAATAGAATAAAATAAACAACAATGGCAGTATTAGATCCAAACGAAATATTTTTCACAGCATTTGAACCAAAGCAACCAAACAGGTTCATTATGTATATGGATGGATTTCCAGCTTATATCGTAAAAGGTGTAAGTGCAGTAACTTTAAACCAAGGTAAAGTAGCTCTGAATCACATTAACGTACAACGTTACGTTAAAGGTAAAACAGTATGGAATCCAATTACATTTACCTTATTTGACCCAATTACACCTTCAGGTGCTCAAGCAGTAATGGAATGGGTACGTCTACACCACGAATCAGTTACTGGTAGAGATGGTTATTCAGATTTCTACAAGAAAGACTTAACATTTAACGTATTAGGTCCTGTAGGTGATGTAGTATCTGAATGGATAGTTAAAGGTGCGTTAATTGAAAACGCTAACTTTGGAGATTACAACTGGGACACTGTAGATGCTGCCGTAAATCTTACAATGACAGTTCAACCAGATTACTGTATCTTGAACTTCTAAGAAAAATTAAATATTTTTGTAAAGAGAGCTTGGATTCGTTCAAGCTCTTTTTTATATTCATATTTATACTCGAATAAAGTTATTATAAATAAAAGATATGGAATTTACTTTACCAACAGAAATTATCGAATTACCTTCAAAAGGTTTATTATACCCCGAAGGTCATCCTCTATCAAACGGTACTATCGAAATGAAGTACATGACTGCTAAAGAAGAAGATATTTTATCTAATCAATCTTATATCCAAAAGGGTAATGTTTTAGATAAACTACTTCAATCTCTTATCGTTACTGAATTTAATTATGATGATCTCTTAATTGGAGATAAAAATGGTCTAATGATTGCTTCTCGTATTTTAGGATATGGTAAAGACTATACATTTAAATACCAGGGTCAAGAACAAACCGTAGATTTATCTTTATTAGAATCAAAACCTATAGCAGAAGAAGTATCTCAAGCAACATCAAATGAATTCTCATTTACTCTCCCATCATCCGGTGTAGAGGTTACCTTTAAATTGCTCACTTCAAAAGATGAAAGTGCTATTAATTCAGAACTAGAAGGTTTAAAAAAATTATCTCCTAATTCAACTCCACCTGACATTTCAACCCGACTTAAACATCTTATAGTTTCAGTAAATGGGGAACGCGAAAAAAAATCTATTCGTCAATTTGTAGATAACTACCTGTTAGCAGCAGATTCCCGAGCACTTAGACAGCATGTAGCTAAAATCACACCAGACGTAGATTTAACTTTTTTTCCCGATCAATCCGAAGAAAGAGTTGGGATTCCAATTGGACTCAAGTTTTTTTGGCCTGACTTCTGATACGGCACCTAAGTATAGAGTAGATTTATTTAGACAAATCCATGAAATTGTATTTTATGGTAATGGGGGCTATTCTTGGTCCGATGTTTATCATCTTCCAAGATGGCTTCGCTTATTTACTTTTAAGGAAATTGAAAATCATATGAAAAAGCAAAAAGAACAATTCGATAATGCCTCATCAAATGGATCATCAACAGTAATAGGCCCTGATGGTAAAATTAGTCCTAATAAATTCCCTACCCCATCCAAATCTTCCTATAAATAGGTTAAAATTTTCAATATTTATTATCAAATATTAAATTATGGCCGATAATCTAAATGAGGCGAATAAAAACGCTGAAAACTTAAGACAAACTTTAGGTGATATTCTCTTTGAACAAAGGAGTTTAGCGGATGAGGCTAGAAAATTTACTAAAGAAGTATTTGATAGTAACCTTCAGGGCCAATCCGCAGCTAAAGCTTTTAGGGATATTGCTAATTCTACCCGTGATATCAATCGCGAAATGGGAGATATTCTAGCAGGAGAAAAAGCTTACGACGATCTCCAAAAAGATATAACTAAACAAAAAACAGCCCAAAAAGCATTGGAGGTTGAAGCTATTCAAGCTTTAACACAGATGGGTTATGGTTATGATAGTATCAATAGTGCCCTTAATGAACAAGGTGGTATTTGGAAACTAATAGAATCCTCTTCAGTTGATTTAACTACGGCTCAATTTGATTTAGCTGAATTATATGCCAGACAATTAGACTCATTAGCAGATCAAAATATTGAAATGGAAGAGCTCGCTAATAGAGCAAAAACCATAGAAGATGGATTAGGTGTAGGTGGAAAACTTGCTGGAGGTTTTGATGAGGTTTTAAATAAAATGGGGGGAGGTAAATTCTCTAAACTTCTTAACATAGATGGTGCTGTAGCTGATGCTAGAAAACTATCCGCAACTTTAACTGAAGGAGGTACTAAAGCTTTAGGTCCTTTAGGTAAATCACAAGTAGCAGGAAAATTATTTTCTACAATAGGTAAAAGTATATCTAAAGCTTTTGGTCCAATTGCTCTTATAGTAGAATTACTTAAAGGTATACAAAGAGCAGATGAAGAAACTACTAAGTTAGGTAAATCCATGTCTATGACTAAGGGTGAATCTGCTTTATTTAGAGAAAATTTAGCAGAAGCAGCTCGTGACAGTGGTAATATGGCTGTTACTGGTACTAAACTAACTGAAAATTTTAATGCTTTAAACCAACAATTAGGTTTTATAAATAATTTTAACACTGATAGTTTAGTCACTATGACTAAATTAACTGAACAAGTTAAATTAAGTAAAGAAGCAGCAGGGGGATTAGTTACCCTTTCAGAAGCAAGGGGGAAAAATGCTGAAGTAGAGTATAAAGCAGCTCTAGGAGCTAGCTATGAACTCCAAAGACAATCAGGAATCCAACAAGACTTAAAAGTAATTCTAGAAGGAGTATCCAAAATATCGGGCCAACTAAGAGCTAATTTAGGAGCCAATACGGTGGAAATGGCTAAGGCCGTTACATTAGCAGGTGAATTAGGTGGTGAACTTTCAGATGTTCAAACTATATCAAAATCTATCTTAAATTTCGAATCCTCTATTGCTTCAGAATTAGAGGCTGAACTTTTAACAGGTAAAGAATTAAATTTAGAAAAAGCTAGACAAGCTGCTTTAACAGGAGACATAGTAGGTTTAGAAAGAGAGATTGCTGACCAATTAGGTTCATTTACTGAATTTAGTAAAATGAATGTTATACAACAAGAAGCAATGGCTGCTGCTTTCGGTTTGTCTTCTGATAAATTATCTGATATGTTATTTAAGCAACAGGTAATGGGTAGAAATGCCAAAGAATTAAGAGCAGCTGGTGAGGATGATTTAGCTAGAATGTTAGAACAACAATCCATGTCCGAAAAAATGTCTCAAACTATAGAAAAACTTCAATCAGTATTTACTGATATAGGAACAGCATTTATGCCTGTAATAGAGGTTTTAGGAATAGCACTTAGTATTGTAGGTCTTTTAGTAGGTGCCATAACAGATCTATTAGCTTTATTTAAAGGAGATACTGATTTTTCTGCTACTATAGGTTCTGCTAAATCATTAGCAAACCAGTGGTCTAGTTTTGGTGACCTTAGCGGTGGAACCGCCTCATCAGAAGGCTCTAGACCCGGACAATCTAAATCGGGAATGTCGTCTGGTGGTTCTTCTAGAACAGATGAACTTTTAGAAAAATTATTAGCTAAAGATAATAACCTATATATGAATGATTCAAAACTAAATGATGCTATAAATACTTCAGGCGTATCATATGCTTTAGGATCATAAATAAAATTAAACTTTTAATATTTATAATAAAATAATATAATCATGGGATTAAAAGATCAATTAGCAAACAACGGTTCAAATCTTACTAAATGGGATGGAGTAACTCCTTCAGATATGCCAGGGGTAAATCCTCAATCTAGACTACATAATGAGTATTCTATTAATGGTAATCCTAATATGGCTAAAAAACCATCTCCCTCACAATTAGATTTAGACGGACTTACACCACCACAATATTTGAATAACTTACCCAAGTAAGATATGCCTTTAGTAACACCACAAAATGAACTAGCATTTCAAACTAAGTTCAAGAGTTTACCATATGGTTACGATAAACCAGGTAAAGGTGCCAATAATGGTATCTTTGGTCAACCTTTTGTGGTTAAGGATCATACTAAAGTAAAAACTGAAGACCTAGGTAGATCTGGAGGTGAGGATTTTCTCGTAAGAGGTGGTTTGCTCGCCCCAGTACGTTCAGTCCAAGATGCCTCACGTTTATTCCAGTTATTCACGCAAACTCCTGTCGGGGCTTTCTTTACTTTAAAACAAAATCTCCTATCTCGTGTCGGTACAGATATGGATGGAGGTTACACAACATTTATAGCTGGAACTGAATCTTTTTCTACATTAAAACTCCTAGGAGGTCCTTTAAATCAAGGTATTTATACTCCCTTATCAACATTAGGTCAAGCATTAGTTAATGCTGGTGGTATTCATTTATATAAACAAGGAATAAACCCATTTACAGGAGGTCCTAAATACTTAACCATGTTAGCTCCTTTAGGTAATATTAAACAAGGTTTACGCAAAGTTATAGTTAGTAATACAGGTGCAGTTCAATTTAGTAATAACCGCCTAGTAAACCTCTACCAGAGCAAAATAACCTCAAGAAATGGTTCTAATGATACTATCTTATTTACTTATGGAGGAGGCCCAGGCTCAGTTTTAGGTATAGGTAAAACTAAAATAAAAACCGCTTCACAAAGAACATTGTTTAGTGGTATAGGTACTAAAGGAGCGATTCAATACGCTACTTTTAATCCTAACCAAATAGAAAATGCTGATTATGTTGGGGATCAAGGTTCAACATTAGTTAAAGATTTTAGAAAAGAACTACAATCTGAAGATACTAACTCATTTATCTCAGATTCACCTGATTATCGTACTAAAAATATAGAACAACGTTTAAATCAAGGTAACCCTGGCGCTCGTACTGCTGATAGAAAAGATTATTCTAAAGGCAGACCAGATAATGAAAGAGGGATGGATCAAATCAATTCCTTATACCTTTATAAAAGTGAAGCTGTTACTACTGATAAACGTAAAAATGATATAGTTAAATTTAGAATAGCTACTATCGATAATGATAACCCTAAACTAAAAGTATTTACTCATTTTAGGGCTTTCATAAATTCATTTAGCGATAGTATGTCAGCTCAATGGAATGATTTTAGATATATAGGTAGAGGAGAAAACTTCTATAACTACCAGGGATTCCAAAATAATATTCAAATGGGATTCACAGTAGCAGCCCAATCTATACAGGAATTATCTATAATGTATCAAAAATTAAATTACCTTAAATCTACATTAGCTCCTGATTATTCAACAAAAGGTTATATGAGAGGTAATATTCACCAATTAACTTTAGGTGGTTATTTTTACGAGACTCCTGGTATTATTACTTCGTTAACTTATACTATCCCTAATGATACTCCGTGGGAAATAGGTATTCCTTCTGATAATAAAAGTATTGAGGCTGAAGGTGGTATTACTTACAGAAACCCAGAGGTTAAAGAACTACCCCATAGGATAGAAGTTTCAATGGACTTTAAACCAATATTCGACTTCCTCCCAGAAAAAGTAAAAGATATAAATGGAGGTGGGAAAATTAAACAAAGATTCATATCGTTAGAAGACAATTTAGGAGGTAATAATTTATATCAAAAATCACCATCTAATTTATTTAGAGCCAATGATCATTATGTACTAGAAAAAGAAGCATCAGTCAATGTTCCTCGCCCACGAGCATCTCAAGGTGCTACCACTTTAACACCGATCTTTGATAGCAATGGAAATCAAATTAATTAATAATGAATCGTTATAAAAATATAAAAATTACTCATGATCTTGAGGGTACTAGAATGTATACAACTACAAAGTATCCTGAAATTCCTCGTAGTGATAATGACATATACGTTATTACTACAGAAGGTGACAGATATGACATATTAGCATTTAATTACTTTAACGATTCTTCTTTATGGTGGGTTATTTCCTCAGCTAATGCTGAATACTCTCAAAACTCAATTTCACCTCCAGTAGGAGTTCAAATAAGAATTCCTAGTAATCTAGACTCAATATTATTAGCGTATAATAAATTAAATCAATAAGTTATATGGATTCTAATATCATTGGAAAACCTCATTTAGAATACGTTCAAGATCAAATTAAATTACGTCAAGAAATCTTAGGCAAAAAGAAAAAAGATTCTGCTGACATAGTTTGGATGAATGGTAGAACTTCCTGGGTTAGATTAGCATCATCAGTAAATATTGAAGATCAACCTATTGCTTCTTATAATGTAAGTAGTAGTCAATGGGAAACTATATCTAATGGTGGTGCCCAATTTAGATCTTCCTTACTAGAAATTCCTGAATACAGCGGTAACGAGCTAGCCAGCCAAATGGTGCTTCAAGGTGGTGTCTTAAATCAAGATGGTACCCAAAAATTTGGGGTATCTAATACTAATTCAATACTACCTAGTGGTACTTCAAATTATGGATTTAGTGAATTTGGGGCTCACGCTATGCCTGGTATTATATCATTTACTAGTGAAACCAATAATAAAGGTAGTTTAAGATTTGTTAACTTACAGATTAGGGCTAATAATACTAAACAATTTGAGTATATTGAGGCTTTATATCTAAGATTAGGATATTCTATGTTATTAGAATGGGGTAATTCATCCTACCCGTCCATAAACCCAGAAACTTCTGAAACTTCATATGAGACTAATCGTTATAGTTTAACAGCAGAATTTTTAGATAATCCTCCTCAAAATGCTGAAGGGACTAAATATTTTTATACTAAAATAGAAGAAAATAGAAAATCATCTCATGGTAATTATGATGGTTTCTTAGGAAGAGTAACTAACTTTTCTTGGGAATTTACTAAAGAAGGATATTACTTAATCAGCTTAAAACTAATTAGCCAGGGTAGTGTAGTTGAAAGTTTAAAAGTTAATGTAGTTCAAAATTCTACCTTATTTGCTAACTCTAAAAATAATAAAGGAGCTTTAAAAGAAGACCAACAAGAAAATACTCTTTTAACTCAAATTAGTCAAATAGTAGATCCAATTAGAATGGGGGTTAAAACTACCCCAAGTTTTTTTGAACCTTTTGCTACTCCTCCTAAAATTTTAAATACCGATCTTCTAGCAAAATTTTATTATATGGGAACAACTTTAATGTTGTCCTATATATTTGATGATGAGAAAGAAACCTCATATAAATTTCAATCAACTAAAAGTGAATATAAAGTTTTAAAATCATTAAAAGATGCTAAAAATACTAGTGTAACTGATGATGAATTAAATAATGCTAGTAAAACTGTTGATGCTTGTGCTGCTATATTTGGTAGTACTCACTTTGTAAAGTATATTAGATTTGGTAGTTTATTAGGTCTTTTAAACCAATATTACTTATTATATGGGTCTGATGAAGAAAACGAACCAATCTTATTTAAATTAGATAACTCAACTGATCAGTACTGTTTTAGTAATAGAAAAAGTATATCTAGTGATCCTAGTAAACTAATAGTTAGATATAAAGGTGATTACCTAGGAACCAAAATAGAAATCTTTAATGATTATCCTAATAATATCAATCCTTTCCATCAAACTGTTGATGGAGTAGATGTTGGTAAAATAATGAATCTATACTTTTCTTATGAACTTTTAGAAAATATAGTAAAATCTAACTTAGATTCATCTACAGGCTCTTTAGATTTATACAGATTCCTTAAATCATTACTTAATGAGGCTAATATTTTATTAGGAGGTGTAAATAAACTAAATTTAAGATTAGTAGATAAGAATTTTGGGACCTATGAGAACCCAGAAATAATACAAGTTGTTGAATTTTATGATGAAGTTTCTCCCTTCGAAGTAGAAAAACTAAGAAAAGCAAACGAAGAAGAACCATCACTTGTAATATATGGATTTGGTAATGAAGTTAGTGGTAGTAGGGATGGTAGTTTTGTAACAGACTATCAATTTAAAACTGAAATTACTAACAAATTAGGTAATATGGTAGCAGTGGGAGCTCAAGCTAATGGTCAAGCTGTTGGAGAAGATGCTACATTGTTTAGTAAATGGAATTATGGTTTAGTAGACAGAATACTGCCTGAAAAATTTGATATTGACCAAAAAATAAAACAAGCAGACCAAACTACTGTTGGATATTTAAATATTATTTCGGCTTATAAAGATTATTTTAATTCATTTGCTGGTTCAAATGAATCAACACTTACATTAGAAGATAATAATGTTTTATTTGGAGCCACTTTTATAGATTACATAGACAATGCCACAGGTTATAGTTTTCCCAATTGTAATATAACCCCAGTTGATGGAGAATTAACCTCACTTACCGGATTTATAGAAATACAAAAAGCATTTTTTCAAAAGTTTTATGCTTTAGAAGCAATAAGTAAAAAATCCCCAACACCCTTTATAGGTTTTGTTCCTGTAGGATTTAATCTTACTCTCGATGGCATGTCAGGTGTTAGGATTTTTGATAGATTGAAAATTGATAGTAGATTTTTACCTTCTAACTATGGAGATACTTTAGATTTCATTATTACTAAACTAGACCATAAAATAGTAAACAATAAATGGGAAACTAGTATAGGCACAATGTCAGTTCCTAAATTATTTGATAAATTAGACCTTAATTTAGAAGATATTTTAAATACCCTACCCCCAGTAACAACAGGATTTGAAAATCTAGTAGGATTTTATACCTATAATTCCAGTGCTTTAGTACATATGCTTAAGCAAACTGTAAAAATAACAGCTGTTGAAAATAGCACAGCTGAAAATACTTCTACTATAGATAGATTAAATGCTGCAACAGGTGGTAGTAATGTTAGTGTCGGTCAAGTATTAAATACTAATGGGAACCTAAATCTCCCAGGAGCTTCTGAAAGGGATGGTGAAAGGTATCAAAAATCTCCTTTAATATCTATTGGTAGTGTAAAAAAATTAAGTAATGGTGTTAATGGTTCATTTTATCTTCCTTATGCCACTACCAATGCAAATGCTGATGCTGTTGAAAAATATTCAACTAAAGCCTTTAAATTATATAACCAAGCTTCTAACAAAACCTATTACGATGGTGAGTACTATTTAGCAGAACCCGCAGCTCTTGCTTTATTAGAATTTGGTAAATTTATAGAAGAAAATTGGATTAAAAAGGGTAAAAATCCATTCTTAATCACTTCGGCCTATAGAAGCTATAACCACCAGAATGGATTAAAATCCGCTGATAGTTCGGCTAAAACCGCAAGTGCTGGAAGTAGTCCTCATGGGTGGGGTGGTGCTGTTGATATTAATGGATTAATAGCTAGAGATGGTGCTGGGGAATTAACTTCTAATCCTACTATTAACCAAACTTTTAGAACAACCTCCGAAGCCTATCAATTTTGGGCTGAACATGCCCCTAAATTTGGTTGGTACAATCCTTTAAGATTAAGAGATGGTAAAGGAGTAGATGAATCCTGGCATTGGGAATTCTGGGGTACACCTGGTCAAACCCTTAAAGTACAAGCTCCTAGAAAAGACAGCAAGTTCTTCCAATCCGGTACTTCATTTCCTGTCCCAAGTGACCATAATGCTTTAGCTATAGGAAAACGAAATATAGAAACATCAGAAAAAACTGGTAAAGTAGTATATGTAAAGAAAAAATAGATGGTATATTATCCAAAATCCCATATAACCTCAAATTTATACTCTAACGGAGAATTAGCATATAAGGACACTCTTGCTCCTTATACGGGACAATATTTTAGTACTTTTGATAACAAATTCTTTACAGGAAATTACCCTGGGGACGGGTCTAACTTAGAATTAGTAAATCTAAATTCTGCCCCATCCTTCCCCACACCAGAAACATTTGAGGATAATAATCCTGAAGACCCTAGATTCTATCCAGAAAACCAAGATTATAGCACTTTAAAAAAAGTACAATATAACCAAGGTATATCTCAAACTCCTGTATCTTTTTACCCTACACCTTCTATTCAAGATTATGAAATGGGAGAATTTACAAGATACTTTTCCAAAAAAGCAAATGAAGAAGTTTACTACGAGACAAGTGGTTTATTCAAAAATAATTTGTATATTGGATTTTCATTACCCTGGAAATTAACGGGTGATAGGGATGTAGTATTTGAAGTAAATAAGGGCATAGTAGAACTAAAACAACAACAATTTAAAGCACTTGGACTTGGAGCTTTCCTAAAGTTTAATTATATTCAATACTATAAATAAGATGGTATTAAGTGTTTTGGTTAATAGAAAATAAAGAACAATTTGAGGTTTTAAAAAATAGTGGTTTCAAAGAAGCGTTTGTAGAGATTATCTCAAATAATCCTTACCAACACCCAACACAAAACTCTATTATTGGCTTCTATGTAAGACCTATTCAAGGTCATAAGGGGTACATTCTACCTGTTTCTCACCCCGAATGTGAAAATTTGTTTGAGGATGAGGTTTATTTATATTTAAAAGGGTTAGAGACGATATATGTTAGAGACAAGAAGGAATTCCTTCACTACACGATTTTAAAGCCTCTTATAGATATAACATTAGGATCTCCTCCGTATATACCTCCACAAACAACAGCTCATACAACTCTATATCGTAGATTTCCCGATTTATCAACTGTTAACCAACTCGTGCCAATTACCAAACACTATGAGGTTTGTGAGCAGATATATGATGATTTAGAGCACCGTGTTAATACCGCGGTAAACCCGTTCTATAATGACAAGGCCACGCTCGTGTTTAATGCGATAGAGCGTAATGGCATAAAAATAAATAAAGATGAATTCGAAAAAAACTTTGACCGGAGTTCGCCAGACGAGTATGTTTTTACTTCTTACAATTTTAAGACCCTTACTA